ATACTTCATTCATTCCACCATTTCTCGCGCACCAAATACCAACGCTTCCGTGTTCTGCTCCACTTGTAGCACTTATAACATTTGTTCTTATCCTACCAAATTCCGTTCTTTGACTTCCAGCATCCAAAGCGTAATGATGTTGAGAATAAATAACATCACCTGCTACCGTATTGCGTCCATTTTTATAAGTTTCAATAGAAGGCACACCATTAGTGTTACCAACAGTAGCATTTCTATTTACTAATTTTAATGATGGATTAGCAATATATCCAGCAGTAGATGCGTCGTCAACAAGTATAGTGTTTTTAGTGATCTCAACTTTTTCATTTGGAATAGCATTATTTCCCTTAAATGATAATGCGGATTGAGTAATACCTATATTATCTGCCGTAGCCGTAATATCATCTACGGCAGTCAATATTAAACTATTAGCAGAGGAAATAGTAAAATCTAATCCAGCACTTCCAGCACATGTTAAGCTGGTCTTGGAAAGAGATGTAACAGTAGTCCCATCATTAAAAGATGTATAATATTTTGTTAATTCGCTTGTATCAATTCCATCGGTTATTAATACAGAAACATTTGAAACCGTATTTGTATTCGCGCCAATTTGTAAAATAATAGAATTATCGCTCGTATTTCCAGCAGTTAGAACTTGTTGTAAATCGTCAACAGGAACAACCGGAGGATAAACAGAACCATTAATTGTAGTGACCTGTATATTATCTACACTTGTAATGTCTTGGTTATTCATATTAATACTAAAAGTTCCAGCACTGTTGCCGTTCAATAAAATATCGCTTAAAGTAGGATTAACTGGTGTAACAGGAGTTAAATTATTTATCTGCGCCTGTAAATTGTTAATACGCTGATTAATATAAGTTGGAGTAGTAGCCATTATATAATAATAAACTATAATAAAATTTTGTATTTAATTATTAATTTAATAAAAATCATGTTTATAATGTTTAGAATAATTAGATTTTAGAATAAAAATTTAAAATAAAATCTAAATGTATATTATTAGATGACTGATCCCTTTTTAGAAGTTAAGAAAATTTCCAAAACAGATTTTGAACCAAAGAAATCTTTTGCTGATGAATTATTTAAGGATAAATCAATAGCAGAAAGCTCTAAAACTCTATACTTAAAAAATCTCGTAAGACTGAACGGCGGACAAGAACTAAAAAATCTAAACTTTTTAAAAGATGTTGACGCAATCCAAAAGAAATTAGAAGAACTAAAACCAAACACAAGAAGAACATATATAATAGCAATAGTTTCTTTATTAAAAACATTAATCGCGCAACCTAAATATAAAAAGCTGTATGATAAATATTACAAATTTCTAGAAGATCTTAACAAAGATCTTAAGACAAGTAATGAAAAAACAGATAAAGAAAAAGAGAATTGGTTAAGCCAAGATGATATTAAAGCAAAGCTAGAAAACCTTAAAAGTATTTTAACAGAATTAACAACCAAAAAAATAACAGAAGAGCAATATTACAGGCTACTCAATTTAGTAGTTCTAGGACTATATGTATTACAGCGCCCAAGACGCAACATGGATTATCAGGATTGTTTGGTTTCCTTACAGAGAGGCAAGAAAAAGGCAGAAGAGCCTGAAATAGAGCATGATGGCGCTAAGAAAAGCAATGTATTGAATTTAGTAGATAACAAGTTTGAATTTAATAATTTCAAAACAAAAGGCACATATAAATCTCAAGAAGAGACAATTGATCTAGAGCTAAGAAAAATAATAGATATTTATTTGAAATATCACCCCTTAGCAAAGGAAATGAAAAAGCAGTCAGTTCCATTTATAGTAAATTATCAAGGACAACCCTATACAAATAATAATGATTTTACGCGTATTCTTTACAAAATATTTGACGGACAAAAAGTAGGCGTTAGCATGCTACGCAAAATATTTTTAACTGATAAATATAAGGACACCTTGAAAGAATTGAAAGCAGACGCGTCAGCAATGGGGACAAGCTCAGGAACAATTGAAGATCATTATATAAAAAATGATTGATCCAACCGGTGCTAACTAAACTACACTTTTAATTATAATAATTAGAAATATTTATTATAATTTACTCTTTGAATTAATGACTTGAATATTAAAGGTTCTTACTTCCTACTTTCTTGACAAAAAAAATTAACATGTTTTTGAGTAGAAAAATGTTTGATCTTATTCCGTAATGAATAATGACCTCCACACTCACAAATAACATCAGTCTTTTGATGATCCGCCATTTTAGTCTTTAACGCATTTTCATTTAATTCTTTTTGAGCCTTGTAATGCGCCCCCGCGTCTAAAATTAAATTCTTTGAAAATAATCTATACTTGCTCCAAAAAGTTTCATTATAGCTTTTAAAAGGTCTGTGATGATTAGTATGGTCTAAAATAGTTGAATGATAAAATATTTCATCATCATCACAAGCGCTACAATATTTTTTCAAATGTAGTTTGCGGTGATAAGGAGAACCTGCTAAATTTTTATCATTATATATCTTGCGCCATTTTGGTATTTTTTTAGATAACTCTAATTGCGTCATCTCTTTATAATTAGATAGGTCAATATAAATGTCGGTATTTTCCATCTTGGTTTTAGTCTTACATATATATAATTCTACTCTTTAAGTCATTTTATAATATATATTATTTAACCCATCTAATAACAAGCTCATCTCTTGAAAGATCACCTCCCTCAAAATTCTTATTAACAAAATCCAAAAAGTCAGCCAATCCAAACATCATATCTTTCATCATGGTAATACGCAAAATAACCCAGCGCCCACAAGTATTAATTCCATTCTTTAATTTCTGTAATTTCTTTTTATTATAAATAACATTCCAGCCTCTGCTTTTCGCGTCATCTAATAAATCTATTAAAGTTTTTTTCTTTTGACCCAAGAATTTATTTTTAACAGCGCTAATAAAATTCAATTCATTTGGAGGTTTTATACCGTAGCTGTCAAACCATTCTATCGTCTTACCATATCTCAATATACAAACCCAATGACCTGTATTATAATTTTGTTCTATTAAAATAATTCTATAATCAGTCTCTTCCGGTAGCAACTCTTCAACCGTATCATTATAATACTTTCCTAACTCACTATATTTTAATATTTTATTAGAAGCGCCATGTAAATATCTATCAAAGTCATCACCTGTTGTCATTCTAGCCAAATCTTCTTTTGTAGGTTTCTGTTGTTTATCCATATAATAAACAATAGAATAAAATCTAAATTAATTTACCCTTTCTAAAATAGAATTATAAGGTAGCCATGCGTTTGTTAGATCTTGCTCTGTATCATATCCGGCAAAAAAGTCTCCGGACTTTTCAAGCAAGTAGCATATTTCATTTTCATCAATAATTCCATCACGCCAAGCACTAGGAAGTAATTTACTATATTTTGAAAACCAAAAATCCCAACTATCATATATTGTATTGTACGGTTTAATATCATATTCTCTCTTACAGCTTTCAAAATGCGCGTGTATAACCTCACCCCAAACCTTAGAACTATTTTCAATACTATCCATTTCCAATTTATAGATTTTTTCTTTAATTTCATCAACAGATTTATTAGAATGTTGTTTAATAAACTGATCTTTGGTTTGTAAATAATGTTGAACCTCAGCTAATTCTTCTAAATCCCACAATTGACTACAAAGCTCATTAATAGTCTGTTCCATATATTATAATAAAATATTAAAAAGTTTTCTAAATAGATTTATTTTAGGAATAAATCTAAAAATATTAAATACTTTTAAGTAAAAACAATATAAAATCTTTTCTTACTTATATATAAGAAATGGTACATTACGAAGAAGACGCGAAACGAGGAAAGAAAGCCCAAAAAGAAATATTCCCAATTGTAAAAAAATATTTTGAAGACGGGTTTGAAATAGAAGGTAATCTTAAAGAAAATGAAGGAGACAATGACAAATATGATTACGAATGTGATAATATTGTATTTGAAGTGAAAACAAGATTTGATATAGAAAGAAATACTTTTAAGACAACAATGATGACATGTAATAAAATAACAGCTATAAATAAATCAATTATATTTAAATTTAATTTCACTGATGAAATTAGTTGGATTGAATATGACGCAGAATTATTTAATACTTTTGAAAAGAAACCATTCTCACGCGCTCAAATTAAAGCAGATGAAAAAGATTATTTTTATATTCCAGTTCATCATTTACAAACGATCCATATTAAACCAAAAAAATGTTTAATCAATATTAAGAAGAAATAGATTTTTAATGTAAAAATATAATATTAAAATATTAGATAATATTATATGAATAAAGACGAAACATATTATTTCCATCAAACTCCTGAAACGCTCTGTAAAGAATTAATTAAAGAAATTCCTTTTGAGAATAACGATAGAGTACTAGAACCATTTAGAGGTGAAGGATCATTTTATAATAATTTA